CAATGCAGGTGGTAGTGAGAAGACAAGCTTAAACTTATCTGCCCTACTTTTGTTGAGATAAGATTGATTGTTACTATTTACTGCCATATTAATATTTAATCTACAGTGGTGTATACCCTTGTTCTAATAAATCGTAATAATCATCACCCATATCTTCTTCACCATTAGACATACCCCAATAGATTGGATTAAGATCAGGATTACCACCAGTTACTTCATTATCTGTATAAATAGATGTTGGATCTTCAAATAGAGATACTCCAAAATCTAGTGGCTCAATTATTTTTGGTCTACCAGTATCATCCTTTTCGATGATTTCAAAGTATTGCTCGCATATATCGTTATCTAAAACATAATAGCCATACATTAAAGCCATTACTAGGTCATCATGACATCCTTGTCTAGCCTTCCATGTACCATTCGGGTAACGAACAAAACTACGAAGCTCCTCCAAGGTTTCTGCATCTCTCATTATAACCGATCTAAGATCGTTCATCCAATAACGCATATTTATAACACCTTTGTGTTTTGTATTAGTATGTGCAATCATACCTTGCATGCGATTCTTTCTATGTGCAGCTTTATTACCATATGATACTAGTTTTGGATAACCCATATCATGTGCAAGACGATCAACTACTTGTGCACCACAATTATTACGTTCGACTAATGCGAGGGGTGAGCCATAGTTACGAAGTATATTGTAAACCTTATTGCTGAACTCCATAGGAGATATTTTATTGTTGCGATAGACTGCTACTTGTCTCACCTCCGCTGGGTCAGTAATGTCAAGCATTTGAACAACAGAGCTATCCTTTCCTACACCTTCCGCTGTATCAACACCTGCAGCATATATTCTACCCTTTTGAGCTTCTTCCCAAACCTTATAACAACCATCATCTAATGTAACCATAGGATCACATACCTGCTGCTCCATTATTTCGTATAAGGCGTCATCAATAGATGATTCACCGGAGTTAATCCATTCGCAGTTATGTGATAAGAACCCGTTTGTATAATAAGAGATAGTATCCTCAACCTCAATCAAGTCGTATACATTAATCTCCCCAACAGCTTCAAACTCTCTGATCCCAACCCAACCATCATCCTTATGGAAAATCTTCTCACCAATAGTTAAATGCTTAGCTTTTTTGAATTCAAAATTATACACATCAACACAAAGTGGATGATCAATACAACACTTCAACTCTTTACCGTTATCGAATTTAACAATACAACCCTGCTTAGTAAGCTTCTGAACACCTTTGAATGATTTATAGCCATCTGGTGTTAACACCTTTAGTCCTTTTGTATTTTCCTTAAACATACTTATGTAGCTCTACTTTGTTTGATCCATCATCCCAGATGATACAAAAATCGCATTTAAGATAGTCTTGTATTATCTGTTGTCGTCTTCGATCTTTTTCTAAATAAGATTTATATCTATGATGCGGTTCATATACCTCATATATAGTATTATTGCCCTTGCAGTATCCATCAGGATAAAAGTTAAGAAGTCTAAAATTCCTATCGATACTAATAGAGAACTCTTCTTCTATCTTATCTAGAAGCTCCTTCTCATTTGTACCTCTCGTAATAACACCTGTAACATTTCTATTTTTCCACATTTTCTCCCATTCTTCCCCATACTTGAACTTAAAGTGTGGTTTTGATGTTCCAGTCATTCTACATTGAACGCAATATATTTTAGTCCAATCTTGCGTCTTCGGATCGAACTTTATTCTACTACCACAGTAGCATAGATCATCTTCCTTCAACTCAAACCCCTTGAGTGCAATGTCAATCCTACCACTAAATGGAATAGGCCTGTTGTTATAAAAAGCACTAAACTCATCTGTGTGATACATTAATGACTTATACATAGAGAGGTCAAGCTTCTTCATAGTCCTATTACCAGCTCTCCCTTTAAAGTGATCAGAGCTATACTCCTTTAAGAATTTTACTACAGAATCTTTTTCAACAATATCTGCTTTATCCAACCTCGCTGCTTCTAATGCATACTTCTCCTTAACAAGATCACTTCTAAACTTTGAATACCCTTCAACACCAAACTTATTGAGTATGGTTTGTCTGCTTTTCTCTACAGCCTTCTGATGCTTCTCACTATCAGTGCTGTAATGGTTTCCCTTATATCTAGCCATACTAGTATTTAGTCTAGGAGGCAAGAGTTTATTGCAATTCCTGCCTCCTTATTCCATTTCATTAAATACATCAATAAGTTGCATGTCACCTTTACCTTCTATGGCGACAAGAGTATCTTCACTACATGAACAAAACTCTTGTCTCCACGCTTCATCAGAACCAATCGTCTGTTTAGTACTAGCTGCCCATTTTTCATCCCGACCTGGTACCTCATTCCACATTATTCGACCATATGCCCAGCCATTCTCTCCAGTCTCAGCTCCGTTATACAATCTATAGAAAAGATTCTGTGTACCGTTAGCTGTTGAACAAACAAATGCTTTAGACTTTTTAGATGAAGAAATAATCGGAAAGACTGATTTCCAAAACTCATCAACCAAATGAGTATTATGAGATAGTATACCGTTAGTATAATACTTATGTGTTTTCTCAACCTCAACAAAATCATAAACTTTTTCTTCACGACCTGTATCAATAATATCAATAACCTCACATAGACCATCTACAGTTTTAATTTTATGACCTATTGAATCACATGCAAGAATAACCTCCCCAGTTGCATCAATAAACCCGTGGTTCTTAGATACATGTATATAATCGTCATTATCTAAAATAACTCGAAATATTCTTCTTTTTGAGTACTCAGCAATACCCTTAAAGTCTCTCCAACCCTCGTCTGTTTCTATTTCCCATTCATCATTAGGAATAAATCTCTCTACACCATCTTGCATAAATCTCCCTTTGTTATTAATTTAAAACTGTAACCGTGTTTCTCACACCATAACCGAGCTGCCTTAAACTTCGACTGATTCAAAGGTTGATCTACAAACTCACTTGGCTTTATTTCGTATAATATTTTATTTACCTGATCGCAAAAATCGACAATATAAACTCTCTCCTTGTTATCATACGTATAGGGAATTCGAATCAGTTCATAATCTAAATGAGGGTTATTTTCATGGAACACTACCTCCCAACTACTACGATAGCTATTAAGACCTGTTAACTCTGAATATAGTCTTTTGTTAGAATATCTATTTTTTACATTAGGTGTAAATTCTCCTGTTAAAATCTTATATCTCATAACCTCACTCATCCTTTTATATACCCCCCTATCTTTATTTTTTTTCGTGAGTCTATCTTTTTTATCTTTTGTCCATGTCTTCTTATTTGATGTAGATATCTTGCTTTTTGTTATTTCGCTATGATGATACCCCTCACGAGATTTCACTCTTCGCTCTTTAACATCATCAGATTGTAAATAAGACAAATCACGATCCTTCCCAATAGTGCTCAAAACACCACTAATACACTGCTTCTTACTACACGTCTTATTCAAGAAGAAAGTATTTTTAGTTTTAAAGCTGCAATAATCACCACATAAACAATATATTGAATCATTGCACATACTTGCAAATCTATATTTAATATCCTTAATACCTTCTGTATGTTTAAATACATTATGAATTAAGTCTTTATCACTTAGCAATGATGTATAAGCTGATCGTTGAACATAGCTAGATAATCGTAATCTCGTTTCGTCATGAGATAGTGCTACACCGTCTTCAAAACTACCTTCTTTCAATCTATCAATAAAAGATGTAATCGACTTCCCGCTAAACGACACACCACCTTTAACGTAGCCACGTTTATAGCTACTAAACTTCAAGTCTGGTAGGTAGTTAATATCATTAACTATATGATATAACTTTTGACCTAGAGGTAGTTTGTCTAGTATAGGGGTATCACTATAATAATCATTTATAAAACTATAAATCTTATCACCATCTTCATATTTACTATACCACGCCCTATAATATGAGTTCTTATTAAGCTTCTTATCTTTAAAGAAATCAACTATACATGTACGCATATGACTTTTATCGACCATACATTTATTTATGTCTTTTGGATCATTTCCTCAATACTCTTCGTGACTATTTCACCGGTATTTTTATTACGTAGTTTTACCATGACATCCTTTGACACACACTCGATGAAAGCCATCTCATCGATCACGAGGCATTGATGACTTAACACACCGTTAGCATAATATTTATGAGTTTTCTCAACCTCTAGAAGTTCATACACCTTACGATCATCTATGTATGTGTTGATATCGATAACCTTAATACCACCATACAGCCTATCCCCAATCGCGATATCTTGAACATATACAATATCCTCTTTATCTGTTAATAGTTTATGTTTTGGTGTACAAACTAACTCCTTATCATCTGTAAATGTGAGTCTAATTTTCGAAGGATTACTACCAACTATAAGACCTTTAAAGTCTCTGAAACCGTCGTTTGTTAGTACTTGATATTTGCTATTTTTAAAGCATTTATATTTTGTTAAATCTGCCATCTTATTATTTTAATTTTCTTGGTCCTGTACCTGGAAGCCACTCATCTGGGACTACAGCTCCTAATACGAATCTCTTACTTACACCGGTAGTTGGATCATAATAATACTTACTACCTCTACCTGATCTTCTCTTTCTTACTTCTGGATCCTTTAGAGCGTTGTTAATACCCTCACGAATATTAACACAAGCTTCTTCACTTCTTTTTTGCCCTCTATGCCAATCTGCTGTTTTGGAAATCTTACCCGTATTCTTGTTTATCTTCAACATACGCTCTTGATGTAGTTCTGGATTATCTTTTATCCATTTTTTATTCGCTAACCCTATCTTCTTTCGACGCTCCGGATCTTTGTTAGCAGCTAACATCTTCTCAGCAAACTCCCTATCTTCTCTAAACCTCCTTTTTCTCGCCTCTGATATTTTCTCTTTATGTTCTTCAGAGAAAATACATGGCCCATAACCACCAACTCTAATGTTATACGTATCTGACCTATTTATAAAATCCTCTGTTACAAGTCTCTCCTCATGATTTAATGCGTCCTTATATACATCGTATACTTCAATAATATCTTTTTTAAAGTTATCTATACCATACTTAGTTATTGCCCTCTTAACATTCGTACCACTCCCCATATAACCGTCGTTCATGTCATCTGTTCTATGTACCCCGATATATATCATATCATTAATAAGATTTGTAATTTTGTAGACGTAGTTATACTTTCTATTATCCGCTGGATCATTTCTTCTCATATTAGTATTTATAGTCAACACTTTGTTTTAGATGAAATGGCATTTAACTTTCCTCCAAGAATATAGGTAAAAGCTCACCACCTTCCAATTCAGCTTCTAAATCTTCCATAGTACAATTAAATATCCTTCCCGTTTCTTTATCTTTAAGAGTGATCAATGTTTCACCGTCAACGCAATTTACAGATTGACCACGAGCAGCTGTACCAGTTGTAGTTGTAATACCAATTCGAGATCCATTCTCTAATGTCATTGATGTTTTAGCATATTCTTTAACTGGTGGTTTAAGCCAGTTTGGAAGTTCTTCGTAAGCCATTCTAATTCGTGAAAAGATTTCAATAGCAGTTGCTTCTTTGTTTGCAACGAGAAGAATGCGCTGATCTTTTTGAAAGCACGCTTGCCATAATAGATAGATAGTCATCAAGGTTGACTTACCTATTTGTCTCGAAGCTAATAAAATGTAGAATCGATTATCTCGCATCGCTCTCAAAGCCCTTTTTTGTGCAGGGTATAGTTTAATCGTCTCTCTACCTGAATCTAGATTAACAATATAGAAAAAATTCTCCGCAAAGTATAAAATATTTCTTTGCGCCTTTTTAAGAGCTTTAATTTTTTCAGGAGTATATTCTCCCTGCCAGTTACGATTGGGTAAGTTATCATTACCCATATAATACATTGTATCCTTTTTAGTCACTACACATATTTAATAGATGTTAGTTATTTAACAACTATTTGTTGTTTTTGTGACTTACAACCATAAATATTAGCATGGCTAAAACAAACGACCTTAAAGATCTCGGTGAGGTTTATGGTAACCTTGGTAAAGAGGCTACTGTTGTTGCTGAGAATTTAGAAGCACAAACAGTTGGTGATTCAAGCGCTGCAATTGGTGATGCAGAGCTTCAAAATGGCGGTCCGACGAAAGAGAGTGGTTTTGAAGAATCAGAAGTTGATATTAAAAAGGTAGGTGATAAAAATCCATATAATATTAAAGGACTTTCTTACGGGGATGAAAATTGCCCCACAACTGAGACAGAACAGCCAGAAGAAGTTGAAGATGAAGAGGGA